TTCACAAGAGGTGGTTATAAGTCTACGAGTCCTAAAGGAGAACACTATATAATTGAAACAGATAGATTCTGGTATTTCGTTATAGGAAGAATGTGGTTCGCTGTTAAAAGAGCAGATTACGGAACACCTCCATTTGAGTATTAAATCAAAATTATCAACTGTTCGTAAGTTTTACGAAAATAATTAGCCAAACATTTTTTTGTTTGGCTTTTTTTGTTTATATTAGTAGTATAATAAAACAAGTGATATTGTTATGTTTAGAATAATAGACAAATTGTCCTAGAATTTCTAAACAAAATGTCAAACCTTCATATAATAATAAACACGAGACATGAGTAAATTAAATATTTTAGCTGAAGCTAATAAAATTGTTAACGAGCGATCAGAAGAAAAGGCCAGACAATATGGTCCATTTGAAGAAGGTATGCGTAGAGCTGCTATGGTTTTCAATGGCATGACTGGTAAAGATCTTAACGGATCTGATATGTATGCTGCACTTGTTGCATTGAAATTAAGCCGACACTCTTATAACTATAAACAAGATAATCTATTAGATGCGGTTGCATATTTAGGTGCTCTTGATAATTATGTTGAAAAACATGGTTATGGTGAAACTGAAGATCCTATTAAATAATTACATATGACAGAATTCAAATATCTTACTGACTATATTTCAGATAAGTCTGCTAAAATTGGAATAGCAGCATTGGTTGGTAAATTAAGTCCAAAAATTAGCTCGCATAAATCAGGTTGGGCATTTCACCTAGCAAATCAATGTGTGAATGCTGGCTATGAAAACGTAGAAGTGATCACAGATATTACAACAAACTGGGATGACTTTGATGCAATTCTATTAGAACATGGTATGGAATTCAAAGGTACCTTCAATATATTCGGAGGCGCTAATGATGATTTATATCATCAAATCATGAGAATTTTTAGCAGTACGTTGATTTATTCTTTACATCATGACATGCCATGTATTGGCAAGTTGATTGATCAACGATTACATACTGGAACTGATTTGTTTAAACAATTAGGCGATGTACGACCGGATGGATATTCTCAAGTTGATCATATAAAGGAAATATGCGCTGTAGATATTCCAAGAATTGATTGCATTGAAAAAACTGATAAACTGTGCTTTGGTGATAGCCATTCATTTAGTCAGTATACACCAGGTTATATGACACAACGTCATGATGGTTTGACTATGCATGGCGCACTCAAAAAAGGTTTAGATGCATACATATACCCATGGGTCAAATCTCTTAGGGTTTACATGGGCAACATTGATGTGCGACACCATTTAATGAGACAAAGTAACCCGTCAGCTTCAGTTAAAACAATACTAATTGACTTTGAAAATGAACTACGTGAAATGTACGAACGTGGAATAAAAGAAATAGAAGTTGTTCATGTATTACCAATTGAAAATGAAAGTAGAGCTTTACCAAAAACAGGGTATTATAAAGATACACCATTTGCAGGAACATGGGCACAAAGAACTGCATTGGTCAAAGAAATCAATGATGGTATAGACAGTATGTGTGAAAGAAATAATTGGCAATCACATAAACATCCAGAAGTTTATTATAATTCTAAAAATGAATTAACATTTGACGTAATGGAAAAGCCAAAATCAGTTCATATCGCCAGGGAATATTACAGATGGGATTTAACCAGTAATGAACCTAATGCTAAATTAATTAAACAAACTATGTCACTTTTTTAAAATATGAAAAAATACAAAATACTCATCACACCACATGACGACACTAAAGAATCTTATTCGTTTGAAATAAAAACAAAGGATATAGAGTGGGTTATGGAACAATATCAAAGAAATAGAAATCCATTCAAATGGAAAATCATAGAATAAGATGGAAATAAAAACTACTAAATATTACGATGAGTTTTTGAGATACTTTGAACTTGCTAAGAAACAGCAAGAGCTTAGTAACTTAGGTATTGTACCACATGAAGAAAGCGGCATGAATGATCCTTTAATGGAACACGTGCACTTATATGATGTAGTGGAAAGAAAATATGCAGGTTTTAGTCAGATCATAAACGATTGTTTTTATGGTTGGACAGAAGATCATCCATATTGGGAACACATGAAAGCCGGCAAAATATTCCCTCAAAGAGAAGAAGTTGCCAAAAACTGGACTGGAAAGCACAAAGACTTTGGATTAGAAGAATGGTTATATCTGTTTATTCTACATCGAGTTTGTGGTAGTGCAATTAATTATGCTACCAAACCATCTGGTTATCACAACACAGTTATCTTTGCATTACATGAATGTAAAACAATTGAAGAAATGTGCGAGGTTATTAAATATCATCCTACGCCATTTTATACTTCAGTTGGTTATCAGTTTCCAGCATTTCCTAAACCACCAAAGCCTTCAGGTAATGAAGATAGTTTTGTAGGTATGGAATCGTTTACAGAACCTGAATATGTTTACAAAAGAGGCGGAGATTATTTCTTATGTGAATTTGCACCAAGACTTTCAAGAGACTTAGCTGTCTTTTTAAGAAGTGACGGTAAAAAAGATTTAAGAGAGATCGGAGAATGGATGTTTAAGTGGAATGCTGATAATGGCCTAAGAGCTTATAGATTCCAGTATGCTGCAGTTCTTGCAGATTTAGCAGATTGGTATCCAGAATATGTAAACAGAGAATCAATGTTTTATTATGGTACAAATGCAGTAGAATGCATTGGATATCTTGCAGATCCTGTTGAAAAGAAAGGTAAAAAGAGTGAAGAATTCTTGGATGCAGTAATGACAAGAATATACGAAGATACAGGAAGCTTACCATATAATGCTGAAGATGTAGCATGTGATTTTATTAGATGGATTGAAAACTATTTAAGACCGGGCGCGGCATATAATCATATAGACTTTGATGGTATTTGGAACAGTTCATTTATATTAGATCATCCATATGGAAGACAGAAAGCGATGTTAGAATTAGGTCTAGTAGACACATTCAATGGTATCACATCATTTCCATCAGATGACAAAGTTATAGCATCTGTTAACCTAACGGCCGCCGAATATAAAAGCAAAATAAATAGTATACTACCAACGACATATGAATAAAGAACAAGAATTGGAAAAGGATACGAAACTTATAATTGAATTTAATCCAAAAAATGGTTCAAGTAATGCAAACTTTTTAAAAAATAGTTTGTTTGAATTTAACGGAAATGACAAAATGAACAAACACAATATATCATATAAAGGCACTTCTGAAATCCTAATGAAAAAGGGAAAACCAATGGAAAGTTGGATGAAGGATTGGACTCAAGAAGAAAGATTTGATAAATTCTTTGAATTCTGTCATGCTTTTGATAAGAGACAAGACAGCTTACTTTTAGAAGATTACCAAATATTCTCACATAGATTACACTGGCATGAACATCCATATTGTTATATGATGAAACATGAAACAGATTTAGAAAAGCTATTATATTATACAATAGTATTTTCTTTTAGTAATGAACATTGGGGAACTATTAATAGATTGATCAATGACGGTGAAGTAAAAACAAGAAAACACTTTGTTGAAAACAGACATGCTCGTAATGATCTATTTCAAATATATTATCCAAAGGGCACAATAGTTAAGGATTGGTTATTAGAAGGACCTAAAAAAGCAGCCAAAGATATGGCTCATATTTTAGAGAATTTAGAAAGACCATACACTATGATGGAATTTGCTAAAATATTAGAAGCTTATTTTAAAGAACATCAAAACTTTAGAAGTCCATTATATCCATGTAAAAACACTGCAAGATATGTTGCAATGAGTAGACCGGATCTAGTTGATCCAGAATCAGTGCTTTTTGGTGGAACTGGACATTTTGATGGTATGATGCAAATCTTTGGAGGACCAAACTTAAATGGTAAAGTAAAATACTCAATTGACGAAGATGGTCAATTTATAGCAGAGAATAAACATGCTGAAGAATGGATTAGACAAATGCAAGTTTTATCAGATCATCCAAGTAATCCAATGACTACTCAAACGATGTTAAATGTAGAGGATAAAACATGTTTTTTTTACAAACACATCGCAATCAGTCATGGTATTAAATCTCCCACTAAAAGAATTCCATATACTTGGATCTTTGATGGAGCATTTAATTTAGCAAAACATCCAACAGAGGATGTTATCGTAAACGCAGAAACAACACGTCACATTTGGGGTAAGAATTACCCTAACGAATAAATACAAACAAGATGAAAAATAAAGCAGATGATGCATGGCAAATTCTAAGAATTCAAGGAGAATTTACAAAAGGATTTGACACTTTTAATGAAATAGATGTACCATGTGTATCGATATTCGGAAGTGCAAGAACAAAACAAGGTAGTAAATGGTATAACGAAGCAAGAGAATTTGCTAAGCTTATATCATGTGAAGGATTCGGAGTAATTACAGGCGGAGGTCCAGGAATAATGGCTGCAGCAAATCACGGAGCTCATGAAGTTTCAGGTAATTCTATAGGAATTGGCATTGAATTGCCATTTGAATCAGGTATGAACAAATATGTTGATTTAGGAATGGAATGCAGATACTTTTTTACAAGAAAGGTAATGTTCTTAAAATATTCGCAAGGATTCGTTGTATTTCCAGGAGGACTTGGAACTCTAGATGAATTATTTGAAGCAATTACATTAGCTCAATGTGGTCACAACGTAAAATACCCAATAGTATTAGTTGGAAAAGATTATTGGTCAGGATTAATTGATTGGCTAAAAGATACTGTATTGGAAAGTAATAAAATGAGTCCATCGGATTTTGACTTATTTAGAATCGTAGATACTGCAGTGGAAGCAAGAGATAAAATTATGGAATATCACAATAAGGAAATGACCGCACCTGGTTATTTAGGTAGCAACAAAACAAACTTTTAAAATATGGCACATAACAAACACACAAAAAGTCTAATGAATCAAGATATTAATCTGATGATGCCAAATCGTCAAGCTTGGTTAGATTTAGCAGGAGATTGGAAAGATCCATTTTCAGAACCAGTTATCACAGAACATGATGGATTTAAAGTCGTAAGAGAAGATTTAATGGGATTTGGTTCTAAATGCAGGTTTGGTGATATCTTAGTTCAATCAGCACCAACAGATACATTAGTATATGTACAGCCAAGGTGTGGATTTGCAGGTATATCACTTGCATATCTTGCAGAAAAATACAATAAAAAATTAGTATTATTTAGTCCATCACAAAAAGAAATTTCAGATCATCAAGCTATATGTATTGAACGTGGAGCAGAAATGAAATTTAAAAGAGTTGCTGCTATGCCAAACCTTAACGCACATGCTAAAAGATGGGCAGAAGATAACAACGCAACGTTTATTCCACTAGGACTTAAGCACGAATTAGTTACAGCAGCCGCAGTGAAAGTTGCATATGATCTTGCAGAAAAACACGGATATCCAGAAGAAGTTTGGTCAGCAATTTCTACAGGAGTATTACAAAGATCATTACAGATTGCATGGCCTGATGCAGATTTTCATGCAGTTGCAGTTGCTCGTAATATCAAAACAGGTGAAAGAGGTA